CAAGATACAATGGAAGATTGACCCTAGTATACTCGCAGATAAAATGGGTATGGACTTGGTTATCTCTATTGATGACGCAGCCGATTCTATTATGAATATTGGTGCACCAAAACAAACAAGAGAAGAAAAAATACTTGCTTGGAAACAAGCTAATGGTATGAGTATTGCCTCTTAATAATCTAACAGGTATAGGGGAGAAATCCCCTAGCCTTTTTTAAAACAAAAGGAGTAATAAAATGGAAAACGTAAACAGATTGAATGATGAAGAAATATATTATGACACTTGGGGTAGTCTATGTGGAAGCACAAAAGGAATACATGGAAACGAAAGAAGAATTTTTGATAATGTAAAAGTAAAAATAATAGATAGAAATGGTGCAGTTATCGATGAATCACAAAAAGTTTTATTTAAACAAGAGTTAGACGAAAAAGGAAAAAAATATATTAATACTTACTTAGAGGTATATATTAAATGACAATAGAATATGGAGTAGGTATGTTAGCAATGGGAATAATAGGAATATTAATAGGTGCAGTAGTCGCCTTTTATATAATAAATAGAGAAGTAGATAGAGATGATAAGTAATGTATATACTAACCCCCCTGCAACGACAGGATACCTTATCATAAAATGACAGAAAAATACATACGACAAGTTGACACATCTATTAAATTGTGTTACAAATGTGATAGTAAAGCAGTAATAGTAGAAGATAAAAAGTATTACTGTGCTTCATGTGCATTACAAAAACTACCAAGGGATAGAAATGTTTCACGAAAAAAAAGATAAGACACCAGAAGAAAACCTAGCTATCGCAAAGATACAAGTTATGTTTGAAGATGCCTTTGGTATATCTAATTCAGACTCAACACCTGCTACAATAGACAGGGCTAAACACTGGTTTGAGACTAGAGACTGTGCCTTATGGTGTGAGATGGCAGGTACTACACAAGACCATGTTAAAAAATTATTTGATAACATGCAATATAACTATAACACTAAAAAAATAACAATAGAAAATGTTAGATTTGGAATAAGGAGGTTAAATCTAAAGATATGAAAGTAAAAGAAATAGAAGCTAAGATAGGTACACTATCTAATCCTAGCAAAATGCCTGCGTATGCGTGGGGTATATCAGCTAAAGATTGTAAGACAGGAAGTAAGTTAGCAAAAATAGAGGGTACAATATGTAATAAATGTTATGCTCTTAAAAATTGTTATGTATTTAAAGTAGTACAGGACGCACATAAGTTTAGAAAAGAAGCAATAGAACTACCAGAATGGGTAGACTATATGGCAGAACTACTTACTATTAAATACAAAAATAAAAAAAAAGAAGATAAGTATCATAGATGGTTTGATTCTGGAGACTTACAATCTTTCAGTCACTTAATGAAAATACTAGAAGTCTGTGAACTTACTCCTGAAATTAATTATTGGTTAGCAACAAGAGAAGTACAATTCGTAAATAAGATACAAGAAAAAGACATACCAAAGAATTTATGTTTGCGTGTATCAGCTACTAAAGTAGATAGTCCACCATCAAAATTTTGGCAATGGACTTCTGGTGTACACAAAGATAAACCTGCAATAGGTAGAGAATGTCCTGCTTACAAACAAGATGGTAAGTGTGGTAGTTGTCGTGCCTGTTGGAGTCGTTCAATTAAACAAGTAAGTTACAAGGAGCATTAATGAAACAAAAAATAATACTAGAAATAAGAGAGATACTAAATGTGTATCAAGATACAATGACAAAAGATGTAGAACAATCTTTAAGAAATTTAATTGATTACATAGAGGGTCTTAAAAAATGATAACATATAAATTTATAGCAAATGATAAAGCACAAAATATAGAGGCAATGAGTTTAAAAAAAGCAATGAAGTCTTTTCAAGATAACAAAGCAAAAGAAGTTATTGTAGAATGGACAAGTCGCAAAGGCAACATAAGTTATTATGAATATAAATTGCCATACAAAACTAGAAAAGAAAGACGAGGTAAACTATGAGAGTAATGAAAGATAAAAACATAAGACCTGTATTTGAAAATCACTATGCTTGGTGTTTAAAAGAGGGTAGAGATACTAAATGGTATGTAGAATATAAAAAGGGGGACTATGACATTCGTGTGGAAACACCCAAAATATTACAAAAAAATAAAAGATAACTTGACAAATAAAGATAACTATGGTAAGGGATTAGAAGATGAAAAAATACAAAATAAGAATAACAGGTCTAGGGATAGAAGCAACAGCAATAATACCATTCGAGATAGAACCAACAACAGATCAGGTAGAAAATAAAACTGCTGAATATTTAAATCATAATTTATTTAAAATAGATAAGGATAGTTTTTATTCAACAGATAGATATTCTATAACGTACGAGGAATTACCTATTGAATTATAAACAACAACTTGTAGTAATACAAGGATTACAACTTGTAGAAGATACACAAGTAAGAATAGATTGTCCTTTTTGTAGTGGTAGAAATACATTATCAGTAGATACAACAGATAATAATTTAAGTTGGTATTGCTTTCATGCGTCATGTAATGCTAAAGGTAAAAAACAAGGAGAAAAAAATATGCAATATGTAGAAAGAGTTTTTCATGGTAATCAAGATTTACATATAGAAGATGTTGAATTTAAAATACCAGATAGTTTTCAATCAATATACTCAAATGAAAAAGCTATGCGTTGGCTATCAAATAATAATTGTTGGGAGTCATGGTCATGGGGTCGTGCAGATTTTAAATATGATGTAAAGCAAGATAGAGTTGTATTCTTAGTTAAGAATAGAATATCACATAAGATAGTAGGTGCAGTAGGTAGGTCATTAAATAAAAATGAGTTTCCAAAATGGTATATGTATGGTAACAAAGATGTACCATTTAAATGTGGTGAGTGCGAAGACTCAGTAATTGTAGAAGATTGCCCATCAGCTTGTGCAGTATCTAATATACTTACGGGTATTGCAATAATGGGTACTAAATTAAAAGCAGTACAGAAGTCACACTTAAAACCATATAAAAAATTATATATATGTTTAGACAGAGATGCTACAACAAAAGCATATGACATGGCAAAAGATTTAAGATCATCTGGTTTTGAAAATGTAATTGTAAAACCACTAGAAGATGATTTAAAATACTATAATACAGAACAAGTAAGGGAGATATTTTATGATAGAAAAACAAATGATTAGGCTTATGCTTAATAAAAAATTTTACACACAATACAAAGGCACACTATCTCCAACAGTATTTGCAGGAGATATAAGTTCTTTGTATGGCACAATACAGAAAGCACATGATAAATATGAAGATGATATAAAACTTGATGAATTATATTCTTTACATACTACTATATTTAATCCTGCACTAACCCGTGCTGCAAAAGAAAAGTTTAGTGAGTTAATAGAAGACATTAGAGAAGTACAAGAACCTAGTAAAGAAATAGCAAAAGATATAATGCGTATCTTATCTGATAGAGATCTCGCACAAAGGATAGCAGTAGAGGCTACAGAAATATTTAATGGTAAAGAAGCAAACTTTACAGACATAACAGGTATGATAGATAAACATAAAAAAAATGTTGATGAAGATAAAGTGCCTGCAGTTACAAATGATGTTGGTGAAGTATTAGATTTATTAGATGTAACAACTAAATGGAAATTTAACATACCTGTATTAAAAGAATGTGTAGGTGGTATTGGTGGTGGTAATTTAATGATAGCATTTGCTAGACCAGAGACAGGTAAGACAGCATTTTGGGTTAGTCTTTGTACTGGACCAGAGGGTTTTGCTGAGCAAGGTGCAAAGGTGCATGCGTTTATAAATGAAGAACCTGCTATTCGTACACAGATGAGGGCGATATCTTGTTATACTGGTATGACTAGAGAAGAAATAATACAAGAAAAAGATGTAGCAAAAAGAGTTTGGGCTGAGATAAAAGATAATATTCGTATGTTTGACACAGTTGATTGGTCAATGGAAGATATAGATTCACATTGTGAAAAA